TGATTACGAATCAGTTGCTCTACCAACTGAGCTACATCAGCTGAAGGAGCGCGATTATAACCTTTTCTTGTTTCTTCTTCTAGTGCAAGACATTCCAACATTTGTTCGGCTGAAACTCCGGCCGCCTCAGCGATTGCCTTCGCGGCCTTAAAACTCGGCAAACGCTCGCCCCGAGCGTACTTGTCTAGGGTCGGCTGGGGGATTCCCCACTGCTTAGCGAGCGAATTCACCGACTTGCCATCCAGCGCCATTTTCAAAATTTCTGCGTAGCTCATCGATTTTCCTCTTGCGCAATTAATCCAAATGAAGTAACTTTGAGTTAATTCGAATGGATTAACTCTTTTTGGGGTTACTCTGTTTGGACCAACAATACCACAAATCGAGGGGAATCTCAGTGGCGTATCAGATCGGCGTCTTGCTAGCGGCAATTGTTCCAGTGACTTGGTTCTGGCCGATCTTGAACTCTGTCTTCAAGACTTCGATGTCTGGGATGCTGTTATATCTGATCACTCGATATCCGGCGTTTGTCAGAAGTGCTTGTCGTTCGGCATCTTGTCTTTCTCTTCCTTTGTGGCTTGAGTCGTCTAGCTCAATTATCGCCAGTACTTCAAATGATCTGTTCATCACTACGAAGTCGGCCACTTTCCTATCAAAACGGTTTCTATCTGGCCGGTTATGGGTTTTAAGCAGCGCGGAAAAAGCTACTTGTGCCAAAACGATATGTCCGTGCAGCGCTTCAGTGAGCCTGAAATACATCACTTGTTCGCGGTTCGTTAGAGCGCTTCGTTTCATTACTAGAACGCTTGCGCTAAGCCGTCCTCTCGATCTCGTTTTTCTTTTGATGGCCGCTAGGCTTATTGCAACCACCACTGCCAATAGTACGAACAGCATCGTTTGCATATGTCCCCCGTTAAGTTTTGGTGAGGCTCATCGTAACTCCGTATTTTTTTGAGTTTCTCTTTTTGTGAGCATTCTTGAGTAACTAGTTTTTGTAGTAACTGCCCGTAAAGCGTCCGCTTCGGCCGCTTTGGCCTTTCCCTACCTTAAGGAGTCATCATGTCCGCAATTGATAACAAGCATTTGATTGAAATCGTCTCCGTCCAAGAATCCTCCGGCGTCAGCCGCAAGACCGGCAATCCCTGGAAGATGTACCGCGCTCAATGCGTCGTCACTGGCGGCGATAACGGCGCGAAGGTTGGCGAACTGCTGTTGCCTGATTCGCTGAAGGACACGACGCCCGGTAAGTACCTCGCAGAATTCCAACTCGATGTGAGCTTCGAGCGCCTCGTTGTTCCTCGCATCACTGCGCTTCATCCGCACGGTGGTGGCGCTGCCCGTCCGCAAGCCAAGCCCGCTGCTTCTACCGCTGTACCGGCCTGACCATGAAACAGGCGGCGGATAAATTCACGGCGGATTTGTTTAGTAGTCCCCGCCGTGGCCGCCCGCCGAAGCTCGCACCTAAAACGAATGCACAACGTCAGCGCGAGTTTCGCCAGCGGCGCAAGTTCGATTTCTTAATTTCCGTTACGCGTAACGGAAATTCCAATACGGGGGAATCTTGAGAATGAATCAATTCGAAGCGAAGCCGCGTAGCAGTATCTTTGTGGCGTTCTTTTGGCGGCTCTTCTTTGTACTGTTTAGCGAGCATCGCGTTTTTCAATTCATAGATCGTGTTGCGGTTGAACTCCATCGTCGCAATCCGCACCGTCCGGTGAGTTTTGGCGTATTCCTGAAGGAAGGTGATGCGGATTCGTTCTTTCTCAACCTTTCAGAGCGGCGCTATTTCTTGTTGGGAGATTTGCAAGGCGGCAGCATTCAAGATCGTTTTGGGCACGTCCTTGATACTGGAAACTTTCGGATCGTCTCTTTTTCCTCTTCTCTGGAAGAGTACGACGCTCGACGTTTCAACCTCTTTTTGAAATACACCAGAAATTTTTTCCACGATCGAATTAAAGAAACAACGCTGGTCCATGTCACGAATGGCGATGTTGCGCTCGCCAACTTCTTTCCCTATTACGACGACAAGAAAGGTGCGCATACCGATACCATCGTCCAGCCGGGGGATTTGGTGTGCATCGATGAGGCGTGGCGGTTCTGGCCGGCGACTGGCGCGAATCTCTTGCAAGAGCATAAAAGCTTCTTCCTAGAGCATCGGCATTTCACCAATGAGCAAACCGGCGTGGCTTGCGATCTGGTGCTGATGATTCAGGACATGTCCACGCTGAATCGCTTTGTAAAGAACGTGGTGGCGTTTCACATTCGCACGCACAAGAAAATCTCCCTGGGAATGCCCACGCATTACAGCGTGTCGATTTTTGAGGGGAATAAGCAGAGCAAGGCGGCGCGCATTAGTGTCGATCAGCGCGCCAACGCTGCCGGGCTCACACAACGCTACCAAGGAAAAATTGTGCTTACAGCGAGTATAGATAAGGTTGCGGCTAACGCCAATCTGAAGGCTTCATTGGGTTCATATTTTGCAGGGACAGATGTGCAGCGTTGGAAAACGCTGACAGTGACCGAATTTCCGAACGGGATCGAGGTGTTTCTCGATGAGAACCACGAGACCTACAGCGATGGGAAAATTTTTGATTATTCAACTGAATTCGAAGAGCCGACTAAGCGTGGTGAAGGCGATCACGAGAGAGCTCGGATTGTGGCCGCACGGCGGGCGAAGACGAAGGTGCGCAGACTGGCGAAGATGCTCCAGGCAGATTGCTTGCTGACGCTGACCTATCGAGAGTGCGTGACTGATTACGCACGCGTTGAGGCGGATTTCAAAGCCTTCCGCGAACGTCTGCGGAGTGTTGGCGACTTCCATTACGTTGCGACTCTGGAAGTGCAAAAGCGAGGCGCATTACATGTTCATATCGCTTGCCAGCAATTTCCTGCTTGGCTCAAAAATGAACATGGAATATCCGTTGGTTGAGCAGATTTATTGGCGAGACTTTGTTAGTAAATATTGACCGTGAGGTCGTGCATTCTTTACAAGCAGCGAAAATCGCCAGCGGAGTTTCTAATGCAACCGTTAATCGAATGTTGGCTTTGTTGCGTGCAGTTCTGCGTATGGCGGTTGTCGAGTGGGATTGGCTGCAAACAGTGCCGCGTGTTAGGTTACTGCGCGAGCCTGCGCGTCGTGTTCGCTTCTTGTCGCCTAAACAGGCTACTCTTTTGCTGTCGGAGCTTCCGTCGCATCTAGCAGCTATGGCTGCTTTTTCGCTGGCTACCGGGTTGCGTCGCTCCAATGTGACTGGGTTACGCTGGGAGCAGGTAGATATGCGTCGCCGTATTGCATGGTTTGATGGGGACCAAATGAAGAGCGGAAACTCTCAGGCCGTACCGTTAAATGACGACGCTATGAGGATTCTCACATTACGACAAGGGGTACATGCTACTTACGTCTTTACTTATAAGGGAAGGCGCATAGTTCAAGTGAGCACTGCTGCCTGGTATAAGGCCCTGAATAGGGTGGGGATTCAAGATTTTCGCTGGCATGATCTGCGTCATACTTGGGCGAGTTGGCATGTGCAAAGCGGTACTCCTCTCTTAGCGTTACAAGAGCTTGGCGGATGGGAGTCGGCTGAAATGGTGCGTAGATACGCTCATTTCTCCCAATTGAACCTTTCGAACTTTGCGGCCAATCTCCCCAGCTTGATTGCTCCTGTTTAGGCGGCTGGGAGTCTTCCGAAATGGGGCGTCGTACGTTCATTTTCATCTGCTCATTCGGTGGCTTATCGTTCAAGACTTCCGCCTTAGTCACGCCTGTTTCTTGGTGGGGAATGTTTATTTAAGGCAATCTTTTGCTGGAATGTTATGTGGTATTCTTTTAACTTAAAAAAACAATCATAAATGGGGTGTCTATGATCGTAGCTGTTCCGGGCTGGAATTCCCAAGGCGTCATCGAACCCTTCGACTTGGGTAACCCAACTTCGCTTGCGAGGTCTCCGTATGAGGTCTCGCTTTTGGACTTTGTTAAGCATTACGCAATATCGAGTGCTAGACGTACTATCCTTCGTGGATTTTTGGATTACCGTGCTGCGCTTCATAACGCAGGGGTCAATCAGGGATTTCAGTGGGTTGACGGAAGTTTTACGGAACAGGTTGAGTTGCTTCAGTCGCGGGACCCTAAAGATGTAGATGTTGTCACGTTCATAATTGATGGTGGCCAGGTAAATTATCTTCTTGCCGCCCCTCTTTTTGATGCGGAGCGTATGAGTCAGCTGCATCATGTTGACGCTTATTGTGTTGAGTTGAATATTCCTCCACGTGAACTTGTTTTTTGGTCATCTTATTGGTACAGCATGTGGTCCCATAGGCGTAATCAGCAGTGGAAGGGTTTCTTGCAAATTGACTTAGACCCGACATCGGATTCTGCGGCGCTCGCTTATTTGAATAATTTGGATGCTCAGGGAGGTACGCCATGAACACTGCCGAGCACTTGAAGCTACAAGCGGAGAGGAATTTTATTCAAGAGCGTCTTATGCATCTTCCTGTTTCCGCGCGTCTGACTAGGATTAGCGCGGAAGCGCGTCTCAAGGCTATAAGTGAAGCTTTGTCGAGTCCAGTTGATGAACGGGAACCCGCCAGGATTAAGCTCACATTTAGCGGTAAGCCGGTGGTAGGCAGTGAAGGGATATTTGCGCAATTTGGTGCCGATGTTGTGGGCAAATTTACCGAGGCATTGGATGCTATGGCGGCGTCGCTAAGTGGTCCGCTTCATTCAATGGGACCGATTCGAAATAAGGGGCAGCAATTATTGATTACCAATACAGCTATTGGGTCTTTCGGTTTTGAACTTCAAGAAGTACCTCAGTCTGGCCTTTTATTGAGTGAGACTCCGGTTTCTGTAGCGCTTGAGCATGTCAAAACATTACTTAATAGCACAATAGGTACAGATGACGAGCTTGCCGAGTCTGCAGCCGACACTAATCCACGTGCCTTAGATAAGATGAGAGGTTTTTTGCAAACGGTCGCTGATTATGAGGCTACTTTTTGCTTGTCATTCAGAGAGAGTGAGTTCCGCCTGTCTAGCGTTGAAGATGTGAGGTTGAGTCTGGAAAGGCTTGGGACCGATAATCTTCAGGAAGATGAGGTCACATTGACTGGACAGTTTGAAGGCTTTGTTCCCAGTAGGCGGATTTTTGATTTTGCGGTAGCCGACGGCGAGTTAATCACTGGAAGAACAGCGGCTGTTTTTCCGGAGCCGTATGTGACTGAGATTAATAAGCACTTGAGAGAGACGCTCGATATTAGGGTGATGCGTACCCGTGTTAGAGGTGGGAAGCCACGGTACAGACTTTTGGATGTTCCTCGTTGGCTCCCTCTTCTTGGGTGACATGTGCTCCTAGCCCCCGACGGGGGTTTTTTTTTGCACACTCAGACCAGTTTTGTTCTTTTTTAGTGAATGTACCTTCTTCAGGGTACGGTCGATATGCCATTTTTAGCTCGTAGTAAACATCTGCTTCTTTTCTATCGGCACCGAGAATATCGTGCGACTGTTAGTTTATTGTCTGGTTAAAATATTGTGAAAATTTACTCGTAACTCTCGAATTGATTTTATAAAAAGTGCTTCTTAGGGGGGCTTATGAAAGCTGAAAATTTAGAGCGATTTATACGGAGTGTGGAGGCAAAAGTTGATCTTGAAGCGGGCGGGCGGCTTGAGGGGAAACGAATCTTCAAGAAGATAGATCCAGTTTTGCTTGAGCCAGTGACAGGTTATTTGTTTACCCCTTATCAGGAAGGATATTGGTCGTTAGAGGGGACCTGGAAGACCGTGTCTCCATTTTCTCTATATCTTTTGAAGAAATTGAAGATTATGGACACGCTTGCTAAGGCTCAGGCTGTTTCGCCCGGGTCGACTTCTAATCTTCTGCGTTCTCTGTCGTCTGAAAAAAAATATGAGTTGCTATCGGCTACTAGCCGATTGAGCTCTATATTTGCTCTTTTTTCTAATATTTTGCGAAAGAAAAAGGGAGAAGATTTACAGGAGTTTCAATCGTTTTATTCTTGGATCAATTCTTTCGACATTGATGATGTTGCGAAAAAATTCAGTAAGGCATTAGAGATCTTTGAAAAGAAAATCTGGTTTGACGATTTCTCGTTCAATGTTCCACGAAATAATTTTTTCCGTCTAAAAGGTGGATTGGTCTCCGTCCTTAAACCACCTGCTCCTGATCATTTGCTTCATATTGCCGCTTTTCAGTATGAGCAGCTTATAGCTTTGCGCGATTTTTACGAAGCGTTGGGCATCATTCATGATACGGTTATCCGGCGGGTATTTTCTCCTGATGAGGAACTGTTTCGTCCTTACTTTGCAGTTGTGTCAGCTGGCTTGGCTAATATTATTGCCGATCAGAGTATATCGACCACATTTTCACGTGCGCTCGAATATTACGAAAGTTCAGATTTTCAGCATTGCGTTAGTACATTAGGTTTGATTGGAGAGGACTATCTGCATCGTATATTTGTAAGTCTGATACGTGAGCAATTGCCTGGTAATTTGACATTAGGGCAGACCTTAGATCGACTTCATAAGCGAGTGGACGAGCATTATGTTGTTGCCAAGCAGACTCAAACTGGCTTCGACGCAGTTTTCAATAGCATCAAGTCACTTCAGACGGGCACAGATGTAACTGAGCTTAAACCGATCTTGCGGACCTTTGTCGAGTTAGTTCAAAGTGACAGGGCTTACTACACGAAGCGTTTTGATGAACTGACCAAGCCTGCGGTACGCAAGTCTCCCTTTCCAGCACATGTATTTGATTGTTTGAATGAGTTATTGAAGTGGCGAAATGCTGCCTCCCATAACAGTCGAATTCCACTTGGTGCACATGAGGCCGACCGAACCCTTTTTTGTCTTGTTACGCTGATTAGTTGGTGGCAACAGCAGTTGAATGGGTTGGACTGGCGAAAGGGAAAATGGGAGCTAATTGAGGAGCTTGTTGAAAACGCGAAAATGTCGCAAAGCAAGTAAGGTGTTGGGCTTTTATGCGAGTAAAAGCCCATCGAGAACGGGATTTTACTGCATCAGGTTTGAAATATTATAAGAGAACTCGATGAGAGTTTTTTGCAGATCACCATCCTGAGTAGTTGGCATTTTTTTATAAAAACTAAGGAATTAACCCTAGAGAATGGCGAATATTCTGAAAGAGCTCATCGTTAATATAATTCTCAGTATTATTTGTTCTGGAATGGTTGTGTATGTGCTTCGGACTTGGATTAGCGAAAAGTTAAAGAGCGCAATAAAGGCTAGCTACGATGAAAAGTTAGAGCAGCTTAAAAATAATTTGAAGATTGCATCCGATAAAGAAATTGAACAGTTGAAATCTAATTTTGCGTTGGCACTGGAAACACATAAGATATCCATTAAAGCCACAGCAGATATCCAAATTGAGCAGACCAAATCCAGCTTGCAGATTGCGGCTGCGGAACACAGCTACAAGTTCACAAAGCTACACGAGCAACGTGCGGAAGTAGTTGCTAAGTCTTATTCGTTATATTTGAGTTTTCTTAATGCCGCCGCCGACTATGCCCGAGAGCGAGACAGTTTAAATGCTAAAAATTTTCAGGAAAATTTAAATTCGCAGGTGGCACTTTTTAAGCAATATTTTCGCCCGAACCGTATATATCTACCACGCTCCTTGGCGGATAAAGTAGACGAAATTGTTCAAGTCATTCTAAACATTGCACACCATGTTGGGTATCAGTTTATCCAGCAGGAAACGGGGAAGGTGGTTCATACGGAATACTCTGATGCGCCTGCCCAAATTCAACGAATAGGTGAACAGCTTACGCAGGAGCTCGAGGCAGAATTCAGGCGGTTGTTGGGCGATGTTGCACCAACTGAAGGTACTCACTAATCTTTTGGCCAATATCTCACTCGGTGACCAAAGTTGGAAACAAGACCGGTTATGGTGGCACTGCTATAAGTGGGATCAAACTTTTTTATCCATCTCGCTACTTGTCTGCGGCGCAAAGGTATGTTTGCGATCATCTCGGGTGTCGAAGAGATGATCACTAATGGTTAAGCACCGAGTCGCGACGGATAAAAAAAAGAGCCCGCTTTTTCGGGCTCTTTTTTATTGAAATTTGGACCGGTTGAATTGCCGGAGGCGTTGCCGGGATTTACTGATTCGTGAGATT